TGGGGAAGAAAAAAACACACGGGTTTTGGGCATGGGGGGTGCTTGATAGACTTATAAACAAACTTATAAGTTATGCCAAACCAGTTCAAACCAGTTCAAACCAGTTCAGGAGAAATTAACATGGGTAGACGAGGAACAAAACCAACACCAACTTCAATGCTCAAGTTGCGTGGCAGTTGGCGTGGTGACATAAACAAAAATGAACCTAAAGTTCAAGTAGGTATTCCAGAAATGCCTGACTTTGTGCAGGGCAATGCAAAGGCGTGTTGGGATGAACTTGCACCCATGCTTGCAGGCATTAAAGTCTTAACGATTCAAGACAAGTTGGCGTTGTCATTGCTGTGTGAAACTTACGCAAACTGGCGTAGAAGTCAAGACCTACTTGACAAGCACGGTGATGTGTTTGAAATCAAAGATGGCAACGGTGATACAAAGTACCTACAACAAACACCGTATGTTGCAATGGTCAGGAACTTTGGTTTACAATTTAAGAACATGCTTGTTGAGTTTGGTTTAACACCATCGGCACGGTCAAGGATTCAAAGCGTTCCAGACGATAGAACAAAGAAGGCAGATGAAAGGATGAACTACTTCAGCACATGAGCGAACAAGACACAAAACTTATGTTGCCAAATTACAACCCGTATGACCAAGCGGGTGATTGCGTTTATGATGCAGAAGTTGCAGAACGGGCGTGTAAGTTTTTCAGTTTGTTTTTGAAACATGACAAAGGCGTTTGGGCAGGTCAACCATTTGATTTGTTGCCATACCAAACTTCTATTGTCAGTAACATCTTTGGTTGGTTAAGACCAGACGGTTCAAGAAGGTTCAGGAGTTGTCTTGCTGAGTTGCCCAGAAAGACTGGGAAAAGTCACTTGTGTGCAGGGTTGGCGTTGTATCTTTTGACAAGCGATAATGAACACGGTGCTGAGATTGTTACTACTGCAAGTAGTCGTGACCAAGCAAGTATTGTGTTTGGTATTGCAAAGCGTTTTGTTTTGAATGACGAGTTTCTTTCTAAGCACTGCAAGATATACAGGAACTCGATTGTTGTTGAATCTACTGGTTCTGTTATGAAGGCATTAAGTTCTGATTCAGGAACAGCACACGGTCTGTCATGTTCAGCAATCGTTATGGATGAATTGCATGTGTGGACAAAACCAGATGCCCGTGAATTTTATGAAGCACTTGTTACAAGTCAAGGTGCAAGAAAGAACCCATTGAACATTTCAATTACCACAGCAGGAACAGCAGAACCAACCTTGTGGTTGGACATGCACAACTATGCAAAGCAAGTACAAGAGAACACGATTGAAGCAATGGATTTCTTGCCTGCATTGTGGGGTGCAGAAAAAGATGACGCATGGGATGACCCTGAAGTTTGGAAGCGTGTTAATCCTGCACTTGGTCACACTGTTCAAATGGAGTTTTACGAACAAGAATGTGCTAAGGCAAAAGCGTTGCCCAGTTACCAGAACAGTTTCAAGCGGTTGTACTTGAACCAACCAACTGCACAGATGAATCGTTGGATTGACATGAACGATTATCAATCTTGTGAAGAACGGTACTCACTTGAAGAACTTAAAGGCAGAAGATGTTTTGCAGGCGTTGACCTTTCATCAACACTTGACTTGACTGCCCTTTGTCTAGTGTTCCCAAGAACAAGTGATGAAGGTGGTGGTTATGATGTGTTGCCTTACTTCTTTGTTCCAGAAGAAAACATGTTGAAGCGTCAGCGTGATGACAATGTGCCTTACATGTTGTGGGCAGAACAGGGGTTTATTAAACCTACAAGCGGTGACATTGTCGATTATGAAGCAATCCAACTAAAGATAAACGAACTATCAAAAGACTATAATATAGAAAGCGTTGTGTGTGATAGGTGGAATGCAACCCAGTTTGCAATTCGATGCCAAGAGTTTGGACACAATGTTTCATACATAGGGCAGGGTTACAGAAGTCAATCACCTGCCTGCAAAGAATTGGAAGCGATGATTGTTGGTGGTCGTTTTCGTCATGGTAACCACCCAGTGTTAAGGTGGAACTTTTCAGTAGTAGCGTGTGAACAGGATGCAAGCGGTAACTTGAAGATTTCAAAAAGACGGTCAACCGAAAGAATAGATGGTGTTGCAGGAACATTGAATGCAATAGCAGTGGCAAACATTACCCCAGATGAAGTGGATAGTGTTTATGAATCAAGAGATTTGGAGATTCTCTAATGGGATTACTGACATGGTTCAGGGGTAAAGAAGATAAAGAAGAACGGTCAAACATGCGTGACCCTGCTTGGTGGAAAACTGTATTCACTGGTTCTGAAAGTTATTCAGGGGAAAATGTAACACAAGACAGTGCATTAAGACAAGCAGTAGTGTGGGCGTGTGTGCAAGCAATTAGTCAAGATGTTGCATCACTTCCAATAAAGATATATTCAAAGATAGATGAAATGGTTCGTGAACCACTTGATGACCACCCAGTTGGTAGGTTGTTTCATACAGCACCCAACAAGGAAATGTCACCATTCACTTTCAAAGAAACGATGACTTCACATGTTCTTTTGTATGGTAACGCCTTTGCTGAAATTGAGCGTAATCAGCAAGGTCAACCAATTGGTTTATGGATACTGTTGCCAGAAAATATGTCAGTTAGAGTTATTGACGGTGAAGTTGTTTACAACTATTCAAGTGGTGCAGGTTCATTTACTTTACCAAGTGACAAAGTGTTTCACTTAAAAGGATTTGGACACGATGGAATTTTGGGATACTCCCCCATCAATTATGCAAGGCAAGTGATTGGCGATATGCAAGCAATGCAAAAGAGTGGTGGCAGTTTCTTTGCGAACTCAAGCAGACCTTCAGGCATTCTTTCACACCCTGCAAAACTTTCTGAAGATGCTTCAAGGCGTTTAAGAAAATCATGGGATGGTCTTTACTCATCAAGCAACAACAGTGGAAGAACTGCAATCTTAGAAGAAGGGTTAAGTTTTTCTGCTTTGTCAATTCCCCATTCTGAAAGTCAATGGTTAGAAGCAAGACAGTTTGCAGTTATTGACATTTGCAGAATGTACAGAATGCCACCACACATTGTTCAAGACTTAACACATGCAACTTACAGCAACATTGAAAGTCAGCAGATTCAATACTTATCACAAACGCTTATGACTTGGTTGCGTAGGTGGGAACAAGAGATTAACAGAAAGTTAATTGGTGTTGATGACCGTTCTGTTTACGCAGAGTTCTTAGCAGAAGAAGCGTTGCGTGGTAACACGCTTGACAGGTACACTGCTTACAGAACTGCAAGGGAATCTGGATGGTTGTCAATTAACGAAATTAGAAAGCGTGAAAACCTGAACAACATTGGTGAACTTGGTGATAGATATATTCAACCGCTAAACTTTTCTGATGTTGGATTTGAAGAAGTGGTAGAAGAAGAACAAAGGCAATCGCCTGCAATGAATCAAGAACAGTCAAACGATTGGTGGGTTGATTCTGTAAGACGGGCAGTTGCCATTGTTCGTAACGCTTCCAACAGGAAAGCAGAAAAAGTTTCTGATGAAGAATGGAATGACTGGTTAATCCAAAGTGATAAGAACCTAAGCCAAAAGGTTGCACAGATACTTGAACCTTGTTGCAGAAGTATTGGTGCAGACGAAAACAAGGTGACAGATGAACTGCTAAAAACTTGGATTGGTGCAGTTGGTAAAACAGAAACAAGAGAACATAGAATTGAAACATGCAACAACTGGGCAAAGAGTTTTGTTAACTATGAAAGTGCAGAACTTCTAATTCAAAGGATTAAACAAGATGACCAGTAAAGAAGAACGAGTGTTTCCAGATGAAAATGGAAACTGTCCAGTTGGGTATCATAAGATGCCTGCTGATGAAAACCATGACAAGGAATGGTGCATGGAAGGTGAATCTCACCCCAGTGATGAGGGAACATACAGCAGAGCAGTTGACACAAAACCCACAGAAGAAATGGCAAGACTTGCTGAAAAAGGTTTGAAGTGGCGTGAACAATATGGTCGTGGTGGAACTGAAGTTGGTGTTGCAAGAGCAAGGGATTTAAGCAACAGGTCAGAACTTTCTGAATCAACAATTAAAAGAATGGTTTCTTTTTTTGCCAGACACAGGGTAGACTTAGATGCACCATCAGCGAACCCAAGTGATGACGGTTACCCGTCAGCAGGTGTGATTGCGTGGTTGCTTTGGGGTGGTGACCCAAGTGACCCAGAAGGTGCAGGCGTTGCATGGGCGAAAAGAAAAGCACAAGAGTTTGAAAAGGAATCAAATGATATGACTAATAAAGAAACAGAAACAAGAATGTGCAATGACCTGCACTTTGCAGAAACAAGAAATGAAGATGGCACAACAACTTCACCAAGAATTGTTGGTTACCCAGTTGTGTTTAATTCATTGTCAAATGATTTGGGTGGATTTGTTGAAAAGGTTCAGCGTGGTGCATTCGCTCAATCACTTAATGACAACGATGAAGTACACGCTTTATTTAATCACGACAGTGATAAGGTTCTTGGAAGGCGTGGTTCAGGAACACTAAGACTTTGGGAAGATGATTACGGATTAAGAATGGAACTTGACCCACCAAACACAACGCTTGGCAATGATGTTGTTGAACTTCTGAAGCGTGGTGACTTGGTTTCAATGTCATTTGGTTTTTATGATGTTGATGATTCATGGGAAGTTCGTGATGGTGCTAATGTCAGAACGATTAACAGTGCAAGACTTTTTGACGTTTCTATCGTGGTAAATCCTGCGTATTCGTCTGCTTCTGTGAAACTAGCACAGCGTTCACTTGAAAAGTTCCAAGCAGAAAAAGAAGTTGAGCAAACAAACTTTGATTCAGTTGGAAAGCGTATTGACTTGAACTTGCGTTTAAGATTGGCAGAACAAGAATGAGTTTCAAAACAAAGATTAGGTTAATGGAACTTGGAACACTGGTTGCAATAACAATCACATCTTCCTGCATTGTTTTCATCTTGTGTAAGGCAACGCAGTAATGTGGGAAATGTTGTTGTGGGCAAGATACTACATTAGCACTGACACGGTTTATGTGCCAAGTGCTATTGCAGTATTTTACATTTTGTTGGTCTGCTGAAAAAACCAAAGTCAGCGTCTTTGTCAGACCTTGACAAACGACAGTCAAATTGAATGGTATCGTCTTTGCTTGCTTCAGACGGACAAGTTCCATATATGCGTATCTTGTTTTCCAGTTCAACAATTATTTTATAAGCACCACCAAATTGTGAATCTTTCCAAGCGTAGTAAACAACTTTTCCTGTTACTGTTGTTCTGTTTGTGCAGTCAAGTTTTTCCCATAGAGCATCAAACTTTTCTTTCTTGTCTGCTTCTGCTTGTGCTTCTGCATCACGCATTGCTTTTTCTTCTGCAATTCGTTGCTGTGTTTGTTGTTCAAGAAGTGCTTGTTCTGCTTCAAGTTTAGCAATTCGCTTTGCTTCTGCTTTTTCCTCACGGGCAATTCTCTTGATTTTTTGGTCTAATGTTTCGGTTCTAATTTTAAGAATCTGATTCACTAAACGCTTAATGCTTTTCTTGCGTACTTCTCTTGTTTTTGGGTTTCTGCCTTGCTTTGTGCATCGGTAACATTCACCATGAAACTTGCTGTAAATACCTGTTCCACCACAACGCTTGCAACCTGAAATCCAAACTGCATAAATTGAATCTTCTGACAAATAAAGTTTCCAACCTGAACCAATTGTATTGTCAATTCGTTCTAGTTCTTCTGCTGTAAAATCTGATTTCTTTTCAATTGTTGTTGTTGTGTTTGTCATTTTCATTTGCCTTTCAGGGGCAGGCGAATGCCTGCCCCTTGTTTGTTAGTTAGTTTAGAATTCTCTGCTTTGATAAAATCTTGGTTCGTTTGCAAGGTCGAATAGTTTGCCTTTTGTCATTCCACCCTTTGTGTACCATTTACCATTCTTTGCTTTCTTTAGTGTTACTAATTCACCTGTTTCTTCTTTGCTAAATGTTTTTGTCAATTTGTCGAAACTCATGCTTCTAATTACAATTGTTTTTTCAGTTTTGATTTCGACTATTTCGTATGGGTAGCAGTCAACGCCATTGTGTCGATTTGCATAGTCGTTTTCAGTGTAGGTATATTCACCTGCGGGGATGTCTTCAATGCGTCTAGTGCCATCGCCGTTGTCTACCCACTTGACTGATGAAGTTTGTGTTTGTGTTACTGCGTTGATTGTTGTGTTGTTCATTGTTTTGTTTCCTTTCGTTTGGGTGTTTGTTATGTTGAGTTCGTTACTCAACTGTTAGTAATATATCGTCCAATCCTGACCTGTGCATTACATTATTGTTCTTTTTTGCAAACATATTGCATAATCAGCGTTATTCGCTCAAAAACGCAGAAATTAAATGTATGTTTTTTTTAATTTTCCGTGCATACGATAACAATATACGCCCGTTGGCGAACCACTTGCCGTTGCAAGAATCGTATTAACAACAAAAGAAAACACAGAGAGAAGGACATTAACATGTCAAAGTCACAAGAAATGCGTGAGCAACGCTGTAAGTTGATTGCAGATGCTCGCAACATCATGGACGCTTCTGAAACTCTTGATGCTGAACAAAGGTCACAAGTTGATGCAATGCTCAACGATGCTGACACTTTGAAATTAGACATCGACAGAATCGAAGCGTTAGAAAAAGAAGAACGAGAACTTAAAGCATCAGCAGGTAAAGAAGTTCGTGAACTAGAAGTTGCACCACAACAAAAAGTTGAAGAACGAAAAGCAACTGGTCGTGATTCAGAAGCATACCGAAATGCTTTTGAAAGTTACTTGCGTAAAGGCAAGCACGGAATGACCAATGCAGAATTGCGTGACCTTAATGAAGGCACAGCATCAGCAGGCGGTTATCTTGCACCATTAGTTTCAACAGACCAAGCATCACTTCAAAACATTGTCATTGACACAATGGATGATGCAGTTGAATTTATGGAACACGCAACAGTTATCAATGTTGAAGGACAAATTACACTACCCACACAAAATGCTTTGGGCAGTGCATCTTGGACAGCAGAAGCGGGTGCAATCTCAACTTCAGACAATTCCTTTAACCAAATTACGCTTACGCCTTACAAACTTGCAACACTAACAGTTGCATCAAATGAGTTGTTAGCAGACTCAGTGATTGACCTTCAAGGTTACATGGGTGTTACATTTGGTCGAAGATTTGCACAAGCACTTTCAACTGCTTTTGTTAACGGAACAGGTTCAAGTCAACCAACAGGAATTACAGACGGTTCAGCAACAGGCGTTACAGCAGGTTCAGCAACAGCAGTAACTTTCGATGAAATGTATGACTTGTTCTATTCGCTTAAAGAATCTTATAGGCGTAACGGTCGATGGATGATGAACACAACTGTTCTTTCTGCTATCCGTCAACTCAAGCATTCATCAGGCACTAACTCTTACATCTGGGAAGCATCACCAATTGCAGGTCAACCTGACACGCTATTTGGCAGACCAGTTGTAGTTAATGACGATTGTGAAGCAATGACAACTGGATTGAAACCAATTCTGTTTGGTGACCTTTCCTACTACTGGATTGCTATGCGTCAAGACATGAACTTTAGACGCTTAGATGAACTTTATGCGAACACAGATGAAACGGGATTTCAGGCTACAATGCGTGTCGATGGTGAACTGACACTTTCTGAAGCAGTTAAAAACATCACAATGGCATAAGCCATTTTGTAATCGCTACAAAAGGGGTGGGCAAGTTCTTACTCGCCCACCCCGAAAGTAGCAGAAGGAATTGAATAATGAAATATGAAGTGTTGAAAAACGGCATGGGTAAAGATGGTCGTTCTTTTTCTGTTGGTGCAATTGTTGAATTAGACAAAGAGTATGCACAGCATTTAGTTGACAAAGGTGTTTTGCAACCTGTGAACTTTGAAAAACCTAAAAAGAAGAACCGTGCAGTTTCAAAACCAAGTGACCTTGAACAAGCAGTAGAAGAATGAGTTACGAAAGTTTCAAAGTAACAACAGCACCTTCAATTGAACCAGTAACGGTTGCTGAAGCAAAGTCACAATTGCGTATTGATGGCAGTGATGAAGATACGCTTATTGGTAATTACATCACAGTTGCAAGACAAACGCTTGAAGTGTTAATGCGTAGGGCATTCATTACCCAGACCATCACACTTAAGTACAGCAGTTTTCCAACTGAAATTAGATTGCCAAGACCGCCTGCAATTTCAGTTACTAGCATTCAGTATGTTGATGAAGATGGTGCAACCCAAACATGGAGTGCTTCCAATTATTCAGTTGACACACAAACTGAACCTGCAAGCATTGTGCCTGCTTATGACAAGAGTTACCCAGACACACGCAATCAACCAAACGCAGTCACAGTTGTTTACCAAGCAGGGTATGGTGCAAACACAACAGATGTTCCAGAATCAATAAGACTTGCAATCAGATTGCTTGTTGGTTCTTATTATGAAAACCGTGAAGCAACCAGTGTTGCAAAGGTCAATGACTTGCCACTTGGCATTCAAATGCTTATTGCAACCAATGAAGTTCCAGAGGTCTTTTAATGAGGGCATCATCATTAAGGCATCGTGTTTCTATTCAAACAGAAAGTGGTTCTGTTGATACCTATGGTGAACCTACACATTCATGGTCAACAGACGAAACTGTTTGGGCAATGGTAGAACCCCTGTCAGGCAACGAGCAGGACATTGGTGAAGGTCAGGCAGGCATTATCACCCATCGAGTTATGATGCGTTACACGGCAAATGCGACCCCTAAAAAGCGATTGCTTTTTGGCAGTAAAGTTCTTGGGATTGAATCTGTAATTAACCACATGGAACGCAATGAATATCTTGTGCTTGAATGCAAAGAGGAAGTTAACTAATGGGTTTTGGTTCATTAGGTGAAGGTGCTTCTGCAAGAAAGATACTGACACAAAGTGTTGATTCATCGCTTGGTGCAGGTCAAGTTTCTGGTTTGAAAGAAATTGATAAAGCATTACGCAAGTTTGAAAGAAAGGTTAGCAGGAAGGTCATTAAAAAAGCAATGACCAAAACAACTGCTATGTTCCGAAAGGAAGTAAGAAGAAGAACCCCAAAAGGCAAGACTGGCAACCTTAGAAAGTCCGTAACAAGTAAGGTCAAAAGATTTGGTACTCGACAGTATCCAATGTTACAGGGTTCAGTTTATTACTCAAGGGAAAAAGGCAAGAAAGGTTTTCATGCACATCTGTTAGAATTGGGAACAGGTCAAAGAACGATTAACGATTACAGGGGGTTGAAGAAAAGGGGTTACAGGATTCGTGCCAGACGGCAAAAAGTTGGAAGTATAAAACCTGTTGGAATGGCTAAAGACGGATTTGAAGCAGGTACACCAAAAGCGTTGCGAACTTGGCGTAGGGCGTTAATTAAAGAAATTAAAAAGGTGAGGGCAGAAAACTAATGGCAGGAATTGAAGCATCAATTCGTTCAATACTCACAGCAGATTCAGATGTGTCTGCACTTGTTAGCACACGGGTGTTCCCTTATCTGAGGCAACAAGGAACAGCGTTTCCTGCAATTGTGTATGAACTAGAAGATACAGAACCACAACAAGGGTTGGATGGTTTCCAGTCTTTAACCCGATGTGAACTAAGTGTTACAAATGTAGCAGAAACTTATTCAGGTGCTAAGGACTTGGCAAGCAAGGTTAGGACGGCATTGAATGGGTACACGGGAACAAGTGAAGGCGTGGCAATAAAGTCAGTTGTACACGATAATGATATAGGAATTGTAGAAGATTCCAGAATTGGCAATAGTCGTGGTGTTTCGATTATTGAGAGTAGTTACATTGTTTGGTATTCAGAATAACCGCTAGTAAGAAGGAGAAACCCAAATGGGTGCAGTAACAGCAAATGGAACAACAATAACAGTAGACAGTCAATTGATTGGTGATGTACTTTCAATCAGTGCTGTTTCAGTGTCAGTAGCAACAATTGATTCAACAGACCTTGATTCAACATGGCGTACTTTCATTGGTGGAATTAAAGATGGTGGCGAATGTTCTTTTGAAATCGCTTATGACCCATCAGGGGCAGACCATCAAGCACTTGAAACAGATATTGATGGTGCAGTCAAAGCAGTAAGTATTGCGTGGAGTGATTCAACAACATGTACTTTTAATGCTATCATAACTTCATTCAGTCCAACAGCAAGTCTTGATGACAAACTCACTTGCTCAATCGGAATGAAAATCACTGGTGCAGTAACCTTCTAAAAAGGAACTAATTCATGTTAGACAAAAAAGCAATTCTTAATTCAGACGATTTACCAAAACAAGAAGTTCATTGTGAACTGTGGGGTGGTAGCGTTTGGATTAGAACTATGTCTGGTGCAGAAAGGGATGACTTTGAACAATCTTGCGTAGCAAAGAAGGGCAAAGAAATGAACCTTAAAAACATTCGGGCAAGGTTATGTGTTTTGTGTATCTGCAATGAAAAAGGTGAACGCCTTTTTGACGCAAGAGATATTGAAGCATTGGGAAAGAAATCATCAAAGATGCTTGACCTTTGTTTTACAAAAGCACAAGAATTAAACGGTCTAACTGAACAAGCGGTTGATGAACTAGCGGGAAACTAAAAACCCGCCCTGAAAGAAAGTTTTACTTTCTATTGGCAAAAGAACTTGGGATGACTGTTAGGCAGTTGCTCAACACAATAGATTCAAGAGAACTTGCTGAATGGGCGGGTTACTACTCGCTTGAACCATTTGGTTCATTCCGTGAAAACGATGTTCCTGCAGGAATTATTGCAAGCACGATTGCAAACTGCAACAGAACAAAGCATAGCAGGTCTTTTAAACCAGAGGACTTCATGCCGTTCCACCAGAAGCAATCAACTGTAATGGCAGAAGATGAAATGAAGAATGTGATGAAACAACTAGCACAGAATCAAGCGAGAAAACAAAATGGCTAAAGGTGGAACAGTTGGCAGTCTTTGGATAAATGTCAAAGCAAACACAATGGGTTTGTCAAAAGGACTTGGCAAAGCAAGGGGTATGCTTGGCAAGTTTGGTAAGTTTGCTTCATCGCCTGCAGGTTTAGCAACTGTTGCATTCGCAGGTTTAACTGCAGGTGTTATAGCATTGGGCAGGGGGCTTTCTGCATCAGTTGAAAAATGGATGGAGTTCAGCAAAGCAATGTCTGAAGTTCGTTCTGTTTTGCTTGATGTCACCAATAACGAGTTCAAGAAATTAACAGACCAAGCAAAGTTGCTTGGTGCAACTACTGCTAATACTGCAACTGAAATTGCAGGTGCAATGACAAACCTTGCAAGGGCGGGTTTTGATTCAAGCGAAATAGAAAAGTCTGTTGAATCTGTTTCTAATCTAGCAAACGCAACTGGTATGGAAATGGCAGAAGCATCAGACCTTATTGCAGTTGGTGTTCGTGCTTTTGGATTGGATGCAAGTGAAGCATCAAGAGTTGCAGATGTTTTCGCAATGACTGCATCAAAGACGAACACAACTGTTGCAGAACTTGGCGAAGGCATGAAGTATGTTGCACCTGTTGCAAAGCAACTTGGATTTAGTATTGAAGAAACAAGTGCAATGCTTGGCAAACTTGCAGACGCAGGTATTAAGTCAACAATGGGCGGTACTGCATTACGCAAAATGTTCTTGATGCTTGGTAAGGATATTGAAGAACATGGAACAGAAGCGTTCTTTGATTTTATGTCAACACAACAAGGTGTAATAAAAAACTTTGAAACTTTTGGTGCAAGAGCAGTTACAAGTGCAGGTGTTTTACAAGATGTTTCAGATGAAGTTGCAAGATTAACAGGGGAACTATATGAAGCAACTGGAACTGCTAAAACAATGTCAGAAATTCAACTAGACAATTTAGAAGGTGACATTACTTTGCTAAAGTCTGCAGTTGATGGATTAGCGATTGCAGTTGGTGAAGATTTAGACAATGCTATGAGGTCAACAACACAAACAGCAACAGGTTTTGTTTCAAGTTTAACAGCAGGTATTAATGAACTAAGTGTTGAAATTGAGAAAACAAGTGTTGGGACACGAATGTGGCACGGTGTGCTTTTAGTTGTCAATACAATTTTGGTAGCACTTTACGGTATAGTTATACTTTTAATCAACGCAATTCAAGCGATTGGGTATGCAATTGGTGCTTTGGTAAGCGGTGCATTGATGTTGCTTATGGGTGGAATTACAAGTGTGTTCGTTGGTTTTAAAGAACTCTTTGGTTTGTTTATGGATACATCGGGATGGGAAGGGGCAGAAAATTTTCTTTGGGATATAACCACAGGTCTTGGAGAACAAGCAGGTTCTATGTTCTCGGCAATGACAGAAGAAATAGAAGAAGGGGCACACGCTGTTACTGTTGGTTTAATTGATGGAGTTGTTGCAGTTAAGAACGACCTTTTCGGTGGCGGTAAAGCAATTGGTGACGCAATCGGTGAGGGTGCAAAAGAAGGCATAGAAGAAAATGTTAAAAAAACACAAGAAGTATTAGACGAAGGTGTTGCCAAATTACTTGAACAAGTACAAAAGTTAGTTCCCAAACTGCAAGAACAAATAGATACTTTCGGAATGGGCAAAGCAGAAGCACTTGCTTATGCACTTGCACAAAAAGGTGTAACAAGCGAACTTGCACACCAAGCAGTTGAATTAGAAAAACAACTTGAAGCACTTAAAGAAAAGCAAAAGGCAGACCAAAAACTTGCGTCAGAAGCAGAAAGGGTTATTGAATCTTTAAGAACACCACAACAGATTTATGATGATGAGGTTGCGAACCTTCAAAA